TTTGAGTATGCAAGACAATTTGCAGGATTAAACGAAGCTCTTGTAGCTACTGTTGTTAAACCTGAGATAGATAAGTTTGATGCAGCTAGACGTAAAAAACAAGCAATAGCAAGAGAAGGTGCATATCAATTACAAGTACAAGAGTCTGATTCAAGAATGATAGAAGTGGGATTTGCCACTGCTAATCCTCAAGACGGACATCAACTAGCCCATGATTGGTCAGCTAGATATGCCGCTAGAAATAGAACTTCTATAGCAGTAGGAAGGATGGCATTTAAAGAAAATCTTATTGATCTAGTAAGTGAAAATAAGATTACCTATCCAGAAGCTATGTCAATAGTCAATCACGAAATACAAGCTCGTGATGGTTCTATTAAGTCAATGACTTCATGGAGAGAATGGGATGGTCTACCTTCAGAATTAGCTCAAGCTGCTGAGAAAGGAACTCAAGCGAAAGATGAACAAAAACAAGCTGATATAGCTGCTGATTTACAAGTAGTTAAATCTTTAAGTAATCCATCAAATGAACAAAAGATTCAAATGATGGAAGTATATAAACAAAAGTATGGTTATGTTCCAAGTGAATTATCAGGAGCATTAGCTGGTCACTTAGATGATGACATGGCTATAAATCAACTTGAAGAATCTATACGCTACAACGGTGGTGTGTATGATTTTGAATTAGCAAATGTAAGTACTGAAGTATTTAATAAGTACAAGGATAAAGTTATCAGTTCAGGAGCTATGGTTCCCGGATCTGCTAAAGCTAAAGCAGCTAAAGAATTTATCAAATCGTTTACTAACGAAGGGACAGGTCAAGAGTTTGGAGAAACAGATGCTAAATCAGTTGAATGGTTAACACTTAATGAAAACTTAACTGGCATATTTGATGAAGCTTATATGGCAGCAACCATGCGTAATGGTGTAATTGTAGGAACTGAAGAAGATGGATATAAAGCTGGATTGTTAGCAGTAGAAAAAACTATAGCTAACAGAGGTTTAACTAGAAAACTAATGAATACTGATTTTGAAAGTGACGGAGATGAAACTTACGAAAGAAGTCTACAAACTAGCATGATTCAATCTGGTGGAGGTAAGTGGAAAAACACAAGAATTTCTTCTAATCAAGCTATTGATAAGAAATTACTTGAATGGAATAACTCTGAATTAAGACAATCAAAAGATCTTCCAGACTACTACAAAGATTTAGCAAGAAGAATGGGAGTTAATCCTATTGATTTAGCTAACTCACAACTTAAGTATTTAACCGAGGAACCTATAAAAACTGAGAAGAATAATAAAGAAGAAAAGTATAACAGAGAAATTTTAAATTTACTTTATAAATTCCCAACACGCTCTCGTATTACAAGAGCAAGATTGGAAAGCGAAGGTCAAAAAGAACAAAACATTAAAACGTCCATTTATAACAAAAAAGCTTTAATAAGAGACGACATGTAACTGCGGTTTACGTGCTTCTTATTAAGCACTATTTACTGCGGTAATCACATGAATGAAGAATTTGATCCGACTATTGAGATTGGTCTCGATGTTGGAAAAACAGAAGAAGAAGCTGCCTTTGCAGTTGAACAGATGCAAGCAGCCGAACAAGACAGGGCTGACTTAAAAGCATCTTATCAAGAAGAAATAGAAGAAAAAGAGAAAGCGGCTGTTGAAGCTCAAGGTGGTCCTAACTTAGGTGACTATGTAAAAGACACAGCACTTGGTGCAGGGCTTGGCGTAAGAGATACAGCTTCTTCACTTATCACAGCTCCTGAAAGGGTCATTGACTTTTTTACTGGAGAGATGGGAGAAGAAGGCAAAACAGATGCAGGCTATGAAACTGAATGGGACGACTTTCTTTATGGAGAAGGAGATCCAATAGAAACCAAAACTACTTGGGGAGGATTAGTTAGAGGAGCAACTCACGTTGGTACTTTACTAGCTTCAACTGGTGGATTTGGTGCTGCTCCAGCTTCAGCTAAAGCAGCTCTTACAACTCTCAAAACCGCTAAAGGTATGGGTAAATTAGCTGCACTTGTTCCCGGAAAAGCTGGACTTATATCTGGTGCTGTAACTGGTGCAAGATTTGATGCTTTATCCATCACATCTCAGCAAGACAATATGTCAGGCATGCTAAAAGAAAAATGGTCATGGCTTGATACTCCACTAGCTACAAAAGATACTGACCATCCCATGATGAAAACGTTAAAGAACGTTGTCGAAGGAATGGGTATAGG